AGCAACCACAGCCACAGCCACAGCCACAGCAAGGAGGTGCTTCTCCCGCAGGTGTGCTTCAACCCGGCCACCCGAATTATGAAGAGCAAGACTATAGCGATGTAGTAAATCCCCATATTCAAGCCCAACAAGACCAAATAAACTCTTTTTTAGCATTACAGGCAGGGCAAGACCCAAATTATAAAACGCAAGCCGAACAATTAACCGATGCACAGAACTTAATGAGAGCATTTACTGATACAGTATTTGACAAACTCGGACCGGACATGGTGTACAAAATGACACCGCATCAACTTGGCACACTTTCCGCATACATGTATCTAAAATTGAGTTGATAATATGGGAGAGGATATGAATGCGTTTATCCAAGAGATGGATAGCAAGATGGCGGCAAAGTCATTCAAGTTTTTCTTTACAGAAATACTGGGCTTTCATTACAGTCATCACCATGAATCATGGGAAACAGGATTGAATGAACACCGTTACTACTGTGTTAAAGCGAGTCGGGACCACGGTAAGTCCACTTTGTTTATGGCCTATGCTCTTTGGATAGCCGCATTCAAACCCGGCACACACATCATGATTTTCTCTCACTCTCTTGAACAGACACTTGAACACATGCGATTTATTCGTAACAACATCGAAAGTGCTGATATTCTACGACACCTAAAGCCCGAAGGTGGCCGACCGTGGGCTAAGTCTTATTTTGAGTTCACCAATGGTAGCCGTCTAATGGCTAAGTCGGTTGGTGGTGCAACTCGTGGTTTCCACCCCGATGTGGTAGTATGCGACGATATTCTTTGGGGAACAACTGGTGGAGAACTACAGCGAGCCGCTGACTGGTTCTACGGTGTTCTACTCCCTGTTCTGCACCACTCATCTCGTTTGATGATGGTAGGAACACCGTTTAGTTACAACGATTTGTATGCTGAATTAGAAGAAAAAGAAACATTCCGTGTCGAAACATACCCTGCGATTGACGGTGAAGGTAATGCACTTTGGCCGGAACGGTGGAACCTTGAGGCACTTGAACAACGGCGTATGTCAATGCCCGCTATACAATTCAGCCGTGAATACCTGTGTGAACCTATTCACGATGTTGCGAGTATGTTCCCTGCTACTATTCTTAATGAGGCTCGTAATACAGACTTGGTATTACTCGATAGGGCCGATACCGAGTATGACGAAGAGGGTAATCCCGCTGGCGTGTTCGGTCAACACTTTATCGGATGGGACACAGCGATTGCATCGGATAAGAATGCTGACTACACAGCCATGCTTGTTTTGCGTACACCGCCCGGTGAGAATGTAAAGCAAATTGTTGGTATAGTTCACGAGAAGGGACTTGGTGGATTGGCACAGAAAAAACACATTCTTACTCTTAATAGTCGTTTCCAGCCGGATTTGATTGAACTTGAAGGTAACAACTTTCAGCGAATGTTTGCCGCTGAACTTCAAGACATGAGAGGGGATATTCCTATTCGCACCTTTATGACAACTCGCCAGCGGAAAGAAAGTATGTTCATGTCTTTACTTATGGCGTTTGAACAAGGACAAATCCAATTACCATATGGTGATGAGCGAAGCCGTACATTCACGCATAAAATAGAAGAAGAACTTAACCGATTCGGTATGCAAAAAAATGGACGACTTGAATCGGTGGGAACACACGATGACTTAGCAATGGCACTTGCTTTAGCGAACTGGGGAACGAAAGAGTTCAAAGGTTCAGTGCAACTACTCGATGATATACTACCCGGATTGGATGAGTATATTGGTGGAACTCCACATAGAAATAAAGGAAATAACGATGGATGGTTAGTACCATGATTTATCCGTTTAATGAATGGGGATTTTAAAATGAAAGAAGATGATAAAAAGAAGAAGAAAGGCATGGTTGTTGTAATTGCACTTGGTGGTAAGCCGCCTAAGTCGCCGGAAAAAACAGCAGACCCCGATGATAAAAAGAAAATGGATGATGCTTGGCGATTCTTAAAAGGTGAATGATATGAGTTGCGATTGCGGTCACTGTGTAGGCATGGATAGTGCCTTTGATTTTTTAGAAAAGAAACTATGTCCTGCTGGTAAAGCGGCGGCAAAAAGAAAGTTCAAAGTTTACCCATCAGCATATGCTAATGGATGGGCTGTTCAATACTGCCGTGGTAAGTTTAAAGGAAAAAAGAAAGGGGGTAAGAAAAAATGAAACTTAAAAGAAAATCTTGTTGTTGCGGCGGAACAGAAAAAACACCGTGTGTTTGTATGATTAAAGGAGTTATGCAGTGTTCTGCATCTGCTCCGAAGTGTCCATGTTACGCTCTTATTGATAAGCAAAAAAACATTAAGAAAATGGTCGGTGTTCTTTGAATGACACGCTGTTCTTGCTGTCATGATGTTCTTATTGTAAAGAACTTAAACCGATGGTTCAAAGAAAAGTGGGTAGATGTATCACGCAAGAACAAAGACGGCAAGCACCCACCATGTGGTAGAAGTAAAGCAAACAAATCAAGCAAAGGTTATCCAAAATGTAGGCCAAGCGTCAAAGTAAGCAGTAAAACGCCAAAGACCAGCGGCTCAATGACAACAGGACAAAAACAAGCCGCTACCAAAAGAAAGCGTTCAAAGAAACAAGGTGTGGGTGGTAAGCCTACAATTGTAAAAGCACCACGAATACCTCGCAAAAAAGGTCAACCTGCGGGTTCAAAAAAACATTCCGATTTGTACACTGATGAAAACCCAAAGGGAACTATACATAATTTAGGATTTAAGAATCCACAAAAAGCAAAACAATCAATTAGTAAAATCAAAAATAGTAGTAGAACTCATGCTCATAAAACTCAAGCGGCTATTGCTATGGAGCAAAGAGCAAAAGAAATGGGTAAGAAACAAGAAGCAGGTATTTACCGTAGATTCATAGAGCAACAGAAAAAGAAAACAAAAAAAATGAATAAAGCGTTTGATGATGCTTGGAACACATTATATAGATAGGACAATGAGGTAGTCAATATGTGGGGTAGTGCTATCGTTGGTGATGTGTATGATGCACCTGCTATTGTTGGTGACGACTTTACAAAAAGCGTGTATAACACTCTTGCCCAACATCCTCATTATGTTCATCAAAATATACCAATAAAAAAAGACTCGACACTTTTTTCTAATGAAGAAATTAAATCATACGGCTTTCCTAAAAACGGAGATGGTTGGCTTGAAGCAACTTATGGTAAAGATGCCAATTCAATAATTCGTATGTGTCGAAAGATGCGGCGCAATGACAAAAGTAATCGTGATATGATTGATGCTATTATTGATGATGTAAGAACTATTAAAGCAATGGAGGTAGAAGCAACTATCAACAATCTATCTTGGAGTGATGGTTTACAAGACACTATTCGATATATGGGGTTAAATGACCGTTCATTAAAATCACTACGAAAGTTTGGCGAGACAAGAAGCACAGGGCTACAACAGGCATGTCAAATGTTTTTGAAAGCATCATCGGTTCTTTCAATGTTAAACGAATTAGATAATTGGGGAGTAGAAGAACAAGAAAATTGGGTTGACGCTATGCAAATGCGTAAAGATGCTCAAAAAATGTGGCGTGGAACATTACACCAAATTGATTCTATTTCAAAAGACGATAAAGCGACATTGGAGTTTATTTCAAAACAATTAGAAGAAAACGGAGAATTGAGTAGCCGTGAAATTGTTCGTCGTGGTGTTGGTGTATTGCATAAATCTACTACACCGAGTAAAGTCGGTATGTTGATTAAAATGTACGGAGAAGAATTAGATATTTACCGAGCGCACAGTCGTGGTCTATTTGTTAAAATGGGAACAAATGGTTTGATTATCAAAGACATTTGGGCTTATGCGGCTGGTTTCCTTGATGCTGATGGTAGTATATTCATCAGCGAAAGAGGTGAGCCAAGAGCAACTTTTGTTGCAACAGGTGATAGAGGTAAAGACCACTGCGAAAACTTGCATAAAGCATTAGGCTGTGGTCGTTTAGTTCTTAACCAAAAAGTGCATAAAAACAGTAATCGAAGCCTCCACCGTCTTGTTTTTCAATCAAAAGACGATTTACGCCAATTACTCAAAGGTATTTTACCTCATCTAAAAATGAAATCGTTACAAGCAAAGGCTGTTTTATCTTTCATTGACTCAAAAGATAAATTAAGAAAAGACGAATTACAAAAACTTGTTACTTTCAATAATTGGAAAGATGATAAAAAGAAAGCCGACAACCTCTTGTCTAAGTGGGGCTTGGATGCTGATACCATAGGTGGATTTGCGGAGGGATTATGATGGCAGATGATGACAGTAGAATAAGTAGATTTTTGAGCGCACTTGGAAAACCATTCAAGCGTAAGGAATCTCCAACTCCTACTATGCCGCTTTGGACCAGTGGTATTCAAGAACCAGTTATGGCGCAGGGTATTACTATACCTGCGCTGTATGCTGTAAGCACAGAATGTTTGATTTTAAGAACTGTGCTTTCAAAAATCCGTCAAGAAATGTTCCGAAGAGGACATTACTTTGAAAAGCGTTTTCATAAAAAATGCGTTGACTGTGGTGAAGAATACCAACATGATGTTGAGTCTTGCGATGCGTGTGGAGGTCAAGTGCGTGACCCCGACCATGAAGAATTAACCTATGTGAAATGGTTACTTAATCAAGAAAATAGTATGGAACAAGCATTTATCCATATTCTTAATGAAATTGAAAATGACCTTAACATTGTTGATGATGCTTTCTTAATTTTAGTCAAGGAATACTACATTGACCCCGAATCAAAAGAAGTAGCGTTTTTCCGTGTTAAAGAACTAATTCGTGGCGACCCTATTTTCATGCGTATTGTTGCTGACAAGCGTGGTGTCCGTGGTGGGCGATACAAAGTTTGTCGAATCCATAGGGACCAAGTAAAAACACATGCTGAAAGCGATACCTGTGAAATATGTGGTAGTGATTTACATGATGTTCATTATGTCAACATGGCCGGTAGCGGTAAAACACAGTATTTCATTGAAGGTGAAGTGCTTCACTTAAGCAAATATAATCCGTCTAAACTCTATGGTCGTTCACCTGTCAATACCATGTGGCGACAAGCAATGACACTCACAGCGATGGACAATTACATGTACACTTCTTATCAAAAGCGAAGAATGCCAAAAGGTATCATATCAGTGACTACTGATAATCTTGAATCAATGAAATCGTTTTGGAAATCCGTAGATGAAAAAATGGAGCGTGACCCACATTACATTCCTAAAGTTGGTATTGAAAGTCAAACAGGCCGTGGTGGTGTTAATTGGATTAAGTTTATGGACACTTTAGAAGAAATGCAATACATTGCTGTTCGTGACGAAATACGCAATCGTATCGCCGCTTATTTTGGTGTTTCAAGCGTCTTTATGGTTGACAGTGGTAAATCCGGCGGTTTGAGTAATGAAGGTATGCAAATACTTGTAACAAATCGTGCTGTTGAGTTTGGACAAAAAACTTACACTGATGTTTTATTCCCTAAACTACTCAAACAAATGGGTGTGCATGATTGGAAACTCACGCTTTATCCAAACGAAGAAGAGGATGAAATTACTCGACTACGCCGTGATGAACAAGAGTTGAATGTAGCACAGCGTATGGCGCAACTTGGATTCACCGCTGATTTAATTGATGGTGAGTCCAGCAGTGATATTCGATTCGTCTATCGTAAACCTCCACCTCAACCCGCCGCACCATCGGGTGGCGCACCACCTATGGGTGGAGGCGCACCACCTCCTATGATGCCACCGGGAGGCGGAATGCCACCTCCGGGTATGCCAATGGGTGGTATGCCAATGAGAGGTATGCCTCCGGGTATGCCAATGGGCGGTATGCCAATGCCACCAGTGCAACCGGGTGGACAGGGTATGGGTATGCGTGATAGAGGGCCAGCCGCACCGCAACGCCGTACATCGGCTGGTAGTGGTTCTCCTGTAACAAGTGTGCAACAAAGAGGGCCGCAACCCAGTATTGGACAGCAAAATAGTAATGCTCTTTTGAATGCAAGAAACTTCAAAGGTGCATAAAGACTCTTAAAAGAGAACTACATGGGATAAGGCAGGGCTGAATATGGATTTAATTAAAATGGACCCAATGGCGAGAAAAATGGAAGAACACCAAAAAGCGTTTATCACTGCATTGACAAGCGGTGATGCTAATTTGGCAAAGCAACATTTGAATGAAGTGCGTAAAGTAGCAGACTATCTTTCCGAAGACTTATCTGCCGCTATCGCTAAATCGGAAAGCGGGCTTACGGTAGGACCAAATGACATTTATGCTGGTGGCGCACCTGTAATGAAGTTCAATAATAGACCTGCTTCTGCTCAATCTCTTCAAGGACAACGCCTTCAAGGTTCAACTCGCACAGGCGTTAAACCTTCAAACTATTCTCGTGTAAGTGGCACTTTTGGCCGATACACTCAATGAGGTGATTAAATGACTGAACAATCGGATGCGGAACGATTGATGGGCGTTTTAATTACTAAAATGGAAAGTATGGATAATGAACTCGATTCACTTAAGAGAGAAAATATGCGTCTTCAAAAAATGCTTTCCAATCCAACTCAAATGTTAAAGAAAATGGGTTTGGTTAAATCAACCACTCCGCTTACAGAAAATGTCATGAATGATGCTTTCCGAAATGATATGAGTGACGATTCTATTATGAAAGGTGTAAACTCCACAGTTCCTCAAACAAATGAAGAGTTTCACAGCATGTCATGGGAAGATATTCATGAAATGGCATTATCAGCAAAACAAAATGAGGCTTAAAAATGAAACCAAGATTTGAACCAGTCAGTTACGAAGTAAAACAGATGCTTCAAAAAGCAGAAGAATTGAACTTACGATTAGACGCATTGGCTAAAGCCAAATGTGACTGTGGTAAAGAACCATGTGAATGTAAAGACTGTCCTAAGTGCGGTTCTAAAATGGAAAAAGGCGGTTGCATGAAGATGGGCTGTGGTGGTAAAATGGCTAAAGCAGAAGATTGTCCTAAATGTGGTTCTAAAATGGAAAAAGGCGGTTGCATGAAGATGGGTTGCGGTGGTAAAATGGAAAAGGCTGACCCTTTGGCTGACCCGAAACCACTTCCAAAAGAAAAAATCACTGATATAAACCCACACTTGGTTACTGAATCCGGTGGACAGACTAAGACTTCTTACTATACTACAAATGGTAACGCTATCGAATATGAAGATGGTAAACCAAAGCGAGACAAGCATGACAAGAAAGTTGACTTAAGTAAACTCGGCGGTCGTATGAACCCTCACGCTGGAACTGGTGCTGAAAGAGAAGATGCAGAAGGCGGAACTGAACGAAAATATTGATGTGGTAACATGTCAAGAATAGCCATCAAAAAAGCAAATCCTACCGCTTCAATGCGTGAGGCAAGTGAAGGTGGCTTACCTATCGCATGTCGAACATGTGGTGGTAATATTCGTAGTGGTTGCAATCTGCATGATGGAATTGATGTTTTTGCTTGTCCGAAGTTTCAACCGCTTTCATGAGGCGGTGAAAACATGGTAGCAGAACAATTCAACATCGCAAAAGATGAACTCTTACTTTCTTTAGCAGACGGTAACGACTTAGCCTTTAGTGCCGCTGAATATATTATTGCGTGGGAGTCTCTTAACAAAGCCCCTACAGACATACTTTCAAGGTCGTTAAAATACACGGCTGAAACAATTCAAAAAGCCAAAGATGATGAAACATATGTAGAAGAAGACAAAACTTACAAACCGGGTCCGGGTTTTCTCCTTGCACATCACCATACACACGGTGAGCCAACAAATCACATTTGGAAAGACCGTTTAGCAGGTGCAGACGGGTTAAAAGAATCTCACGCCGTTTGGCCTCGATATACTCCTACTGCATCACACCCATACCGAGAACATAATTTTCCCTTTCACCATACTAATCACCCGCTTTTGCGAATGGACTCCGAAAAAGGTAATGCCGCTTATGTTGAAGTATTACGAAGTCACATATTTGGTGGACACGCTAAAGAAGAAGCGGAGATGGAAAAACAATATCAAAAATACTTACAAGAAAAGAAGAGTCCAATAGTATTTGGACATAATAAAAAGAAGATTTTAGGTTCGTTAAGAACACATAAATCAAATTATACTCACCAACAAGATTTGTATGAGCGTGATTTTCAACGCTGGAATAAACTTAACAGTGAATTGAAAGACAACTATCTTGCTGATGGTCGTTCAGCAGAAGAAACTGAAAATCGTTTGCGAGTGGACCACTTTAATCAACGAGCAAAACAATGGCAAAGTGACGGTTATGTTACCGATGAAAATGGTGATGAACACGCTGTTGGATTAGGACAAGAGGGGTATCACCTCGGTCTTGAGTGGCTTAATCCCGAAGAACGCACTGCTGTTATGCGCCATAAAAGCGAAAAGGGAGTTGATGAACATGATGATATTAAACTACCAAATGGTGAACATATTCCTACAGCGAGGTTTACTTGGAATAATTTAATGCGCCGTACACCCGAAATGAATTGGGCGTTAAGAGAAGCAGGGCATCACGGTCCAAACAGTCATTTGCGTCAAGAAAGTAATGAAGCCGACTTTAATCAAGGTGAAAATCGTTTCATGCAAGCGGCGTTTGGTGAAGCGGCGCATACATATGAAATAGGAGGGCAACCACTTTCACATTACATCACAGACGCAATACATGACCTTCATGGTATAGAATTAGGTGATGAAGAAAATGAAGGTGTTGGTAAACCATTTGATGTCTTACCGAGGCTAAATACTCATTCAAACCCAATTCAAGATAGTTATTCTTTGCAAGACTTACGAAGTGGAACTTTTAGACATTATAAAAAGACAAGAGGAATGGACCCGAAACATACCCGTATGCCAATGGAGGATATTTTATTTCTCGCTGGTTTTGACCCTAAAACACGAAAGCCGCTTCTTAATCATCCAATATACGGAGAGATGGATGGACCAATTATTCCACTTCACGACTTAGAGCAAATGGAGTCGGAGGCTAAATCTCATGGCTCTTTAGAGCAAAGAGCGAAAGAAATTAGAACTGACCTTGCATATTTACAATCGCCACACGGCCCTCATCCCGATGAAGAAAAACCTCAACATTGGCAATTAGGTAAGGGTGGTAATCACACTGTAGGGCCAGCAAAGTTTTGGAGTAAACCTTTTGCTCAAGTCGGTGGTGCTGGTTTATCGTTGGCTACATACAATGAAATTATTCACAGCACCGCACATAATGAAGATGAATTAACAGAAGAAGAAAAAATCGAGCAAGCGTATGCAAATATCGCAAGAAAAGAACCTGTAGATATAACGAGTGGAGAACAACCAGTAGCAACACCAATAATACAAAAACCAAAAGACATGTCTTTTCCAAAAACTTCACCTTTGTTTGAATTAGATAATAATGGTATTTTACAACCCAATAATATGAACATGGCTTTGGGTATGCACTTTGGCCCCGAAAAAGCAAGAGCGATAGGCACTTACGAAAAAGGCTTTGATAAAACAAAAAAGAAGTCATTTGATAAGTTTGTACGACATAATAATGCAGAACTTATTCAAAACATACTTTCACCGGCAAATACATTTACAAAATTAAGCAATGGTAGTAAACATAATTGGACACTCCATAAATCAACTTACAATCCCGATTTAAAATACACACTTCGTAACATGACCCCTGCTGAAAAGAAAGAATACAAAGGATTACCATACATGAGTAATTTGATATCACATCATCCGTTGACTACATCACACCCAAAAAGTACTTATGGTGCAAATATATCGGACACTTCATTACTTGAAAAAGCGAGAAAACAACACTGGCGAAAAACAATGTTGGGGCATACAAATGACCCATACAAACCACAGAAAAACTCGGTTCAATCATTGAAAGACTTACAAAGCGGAAACATACCTGTGAGTTTCGGTGTGGACCATGAAGACTATATGGATTTCATGGGTTGGGGTTCAAAATCTCAAAACTTTGCTAATGTTAAAGATTACATTACGAGTGCTGAAAGTGCAAAAAACATGCGTATTTTAACTGCAATAGCAAAAGAAGGTGGTAGTAATTCACCCAAGCGTATCGAACAATCAATTCGTAATTTAAATGAAGAAGAACCGATGTATGCAGACATTAAAAATCGCTTAGAGCAAGAAGGTTCCTCACTTAACGAAGGAGACTTAGAAGGATTTAAAACTTGGTTAAATGGTTTTGAGTTTCACCTTCGACAGAAAAAAGGTGAAGAAGCCAAAAGAGCCAACCAAGAAAATCGAACCCGTATAAAACCTACAAAAGATACCACATTTACTACAAGTACGATTGATTCAGCATTAAAGTTCGGCGGTATGTTACCCGCAATGGAAAAAGAAAGTCAATTGAATGAAAGGCTTAATCAAATTGCAGAACAAATGAATTACGCTGAATCACCCGAAGAAATTGAAGCAATGCGTCAAGAACTGTATGAAGGGCAAGCAGAACTAAATAAATTACAAAACCGTTCAACTCAAGCGGCTCTTGGTAAAGCAGGTAGTTGGTGGAAACAAGATGCTGGTATTATGGATAAAATTGCCAAGAACAGTCGTAATGCTGTCCTTGAAGCCGCAAAGCAATTATTACCAGTAGTTATGGAACATGACCCAAATCATTTTGATATTAACGACCCGGAAAAGTTTATGGCGAATCATAATCGCTTAATGTATGACGCTGAACGATGGCTTGCAAATGCAGACCACAGTGTACACGGTATCAAATCATCAGTTTACCGTATGCAAGATGAAATGAAAGAAGTTAAATCAAAACAATCCGGTTTTCATAGAGATGTTATGAATCATATGCTTGATAACGGTTTTGAGTTAAACGGTAATATGACACCCGATGAAGTCTTAGAAGGTATGGGCTTAGAAGGTAAAACAAGTGAACAAAAATCACGACTAAGGGAACATGTAAAACAGTTAATTGATGAATCAAATGTAAGAGAAGTTCCTCTTCGGGTTTCTACAGTAGGTCAATTACTTTCAAGTGGTAATTTTGATAATTTTATGCTTCACAGAACACATGCCGACGAACAGTTTGCTCAAGACTTTGAAGAAAACGGTTTACATCACGCTATTGACAATGCTCAAGGTAGGCATAGTAATTGGAAAGCGCATCCAATTCATGGTATTTCGGGTAACGCCGCAAGGTATTTTGATACAAAGCAATTTGGTTCTAATATGATAAATAACGGTTTAAATTATTATCCAGCGAGTAATTTTGATGTACATAATAGATTAAATGCTGGTAAGGGTGGTAAAAAACCATACACACGAAAAACAAAAAATCACCTTGATAGTATTGTAAGTTTAGATATTGATAGAGTGAATGAAGATAATATGACCCCATCTATGGAGATAGTAAGAAAAGTAGGTATGGACACAGAACCAGTTCCCATTGGCGGAGTCAACCCTTCTACTCAAGGTATCATGCCTACACACACTGGTGCTGATGTAGTACACTCTTCTGCCGTTCCTCAACATTCATCGTTTGGTATTGAGTTTAATGCTCAAGGACAACCAACAGTTGGTACTTACACTGAACCTCAATTGTTTCACCCTACTTGGCAAGGTGCATTAGAAGAACTTCACGGTACAGATATGACAAAACAGTTACTTGAATCAATGCCTCCACATCCTAATCCTACTCCACCTTTTATGGATTACGACAAAGAAACTTTTGATATACCCGGAGAAAACAACCCTACTGCTCTTAACTTGAGTGAAATGAGTGAATACATTACTTCACTTTTGAACCCCGATGTCTTATTGACAAAAGCCGAGGATGCTGAATGGGTTCCTCCGGTAAGACCAATGCATCGTATATTCGATTTAAGTGACCTTGAACATCTACGAGGGTTTAGTGGTTCTTGGGTTGTAAGTAAATGGTATGATGGCAAGCGAGTTATTATCGTACAAAACGATAATGAGATTACTACCTATGATGAAAACGGGCGTAAGGTTGGATTGAAGAAAGCCTTCAAAGAAAGTCTTGCTGAATTAAACGACAATAACTTTGTCATTGATGGTATAGTAGGTGAAGAAGATTTGAACATTATTGATATTATCAACTATGATGATACCAATGTTGCTGAAATGTTGATGCACGAGCGCATGAAAGTTCTAAGAGGACAGTTTGATAGTCATGAAAATGTTATCATTCCGGGTCCACATGACACTAAAATGACTGATGATGAAGGTCTTGAAGATGCTGTTAAAATCTTACAAGAAGAACATGGTATAGTATTGTTACGAGATAACAAGTCCACATACATGAAAGGTGAGCGTCGTCATCCAAAGTGGTTATTATTGCGTGAAAGCCGTGACTTTAACTTCATTGTTCTTGACCGTCGAGGGAAAGGGCCATTCACTTACCGATTAGGTGCAGGGCCGATTCTTGATGGCGATGCGCTTGGTAATCGAGCGATTGAATACAAAAATCAATTCTACATGGATGTAGGCACAGCACATAATCAACAACGAACTTTCAAAGTTGGTGATATCGTAAGAGCGACTGTGACTGGTGTTACAAAGAAGCGTAGAAAAAACCGTGATGTATTCAATGTTCAAGTTCGTGAAATTGAAAGTGAAGGAGAGGGTGAAGGTGCGGCCAGTGCTGAATCCCTTGATTTGATGACAAAATCTTTCGCACCTATACTAATCCCGCATGACTTAGAATACAATGATGGTGTAATACAAGTGATACTCAAAGACATTGATACTGTTTCGTATCAAGTATCAAGAATCGAAGAACAATGGTATTTACATAATCCGTCTGCGGCATTAGGTGATTTAACAAAATCAAATTATTCTTTGACATTGGCGGAAAGTCTTCATCCTTATTGGCATACCTTAGCCCCGCTTATGCTTGACGGACATCTTGTTAAATTAGAAATGATGGAGGAAAAACCTCCAAGTCGTGAAAGACAAGATAGACAGTCAGCGGGCGTACTTGATGAAGAAGACGAAAATCGTTTACTCAAACCTTCAACAAAAAAAGCACTTGAAGTAATAAGTAGAGCATTAGATTTAATCAGTAAAGAAAAAATGACATGGACTGGTCCAAAAGGACTTGGTATAGATATGGCGACTCCTATTGAATCTCCAAGCGGTCCTACAAAATTGACAGAAGAAAGCAATTTACCCGACTATGATGGCAAAAAAAGACCCGATGAACATGAAAAAGATACTGATTCGGGTGATGACAAGAAAAAACCAGTTACACACATTGAAATGAAGACAGATGCAGACGAGTCTATCGTTTTAGATAACAAAGATGGCACTCCAACTCTTTCAGTGTGAAAGAAACCTTCTATATACCATGACAATGAATCGAAGGGTAATGTTGTCCCTTAAGCGACCTACTTCCGGCATTGCTCTCATCAAGGGCAGTTCCGATATGGTTATCGCTGGCTATGCATCAGTAGAACTGGTGGATAAGCAGGGCGACCTTATTACCCGTTCAGCACTAAAGGATGCGTTTGGCGGGTTCATGAAGAGTGATAAGTTCCGTAATGTTCAACTTGCTCACTCAAATATTCAAGTGGGAGAAGTTATTGACTCCTATGTAGATTCAAATGGTCGGATGTGGAAGTCCGAAGTTGATGATGCTGGTATGTTTGTCGTTGTTTCACTTCGCAACGATATTGAAAAGGCTCGTGAAGTGGCCGCAGAAATCCGTAAAGGAAACCTGCAAGGATTCTCCATTGGTGGACAAGCATTCAAGAGAGTGCGTAAATCGGATGGAGAACATGGAGACTACCAAGAAATTAGTAAAATGGAACTGCACGAAATTACGATATGTGAAAAAGGAATTAACCCCGAAGCACAGTTTCGTATATTAAAGGAGGACACCAACATGACAACAGAAAATGATTTGAATAATGTAATGAGCAGACTTGAAGCACGACTTGACGCAATGGAAAAAGGCGAAATGCCACCGGGCTTGAAGGAACATATGAACGATAAGAAAGACGATTCCGACGATGAAAAGAAGGAAAACCCATTCGCCGCTAAAGATAAAGACGAAGAAAAAGAGGATGATGACAAAATGAACTACGCAAAGAGTGAATACAGTGATGTTATAACCGCAGAATACCTAAACTGGATGGAGGACACCCTCAAATCCGCTGGTGTTGATACCATGCAAGCACGAACACACTTCGACAACTTGGAGAAGGCGCAACTTGGTGGCTTCGACAACCCCGATGCTGTTGACGGTGCTGATTACTTTGGTGGACAAGTTCGTGGCCGTGGACAAGAAAACGGCTCTCCTTCTACTGGTGCAATCAATGCTATTACTGCTTCCGGTGGCAAGACTCCTGCTGGTGCAATGGGACCGGCATCCTTGTCTAAGAGTTACATTAACCCAAGCAATGTTTCAGCATCCGATGTTGAAGCCGCTTACGAAGTTTACAAAGCCGCCGCACTGGAACAAGGATTCCGTGGCGACCTTGAATCTCAATTCGCATCTCGCTTTGCAGAAGAACAAAACATTGCAAAGCAAGAAGCCGAAAAAGCCGAGTTCGATGCTCGTGCGCCTCTCAATGAAGTTATGAAGTCAATTAACGCACTAAGTGAGCGCATTGATAACATGACTGTCGAAGGCACTACAATTCAAAAGTCGGCTTCTTCATCTAATGTTGAAGTCCCATCCACGCAAGACTTGGGTAACATGTCTTGGGATGAAGTACACAATCTCGCCGGTTCGGTAATCCGAGGGGCTTGAAAATAAAAAAAATAATGGAGAGTGAAATATATGGCACGAGACTACATACGAAGCGTAACTGACATGGAACGGTACTTTTATGGTGCTGGCAATGCAATGGGTTATTCCTACTCCGGTAGTGAATTACTCAAGGCTGACAGCCCCATGCTATCAAGCACAGCAGGAACATACCAAGCGATTTATGGTCGCAAAGTATGGTCGCAATTGAACCAAGAGTTCAACGCATTTTCAATTCTACCAAAGCGACCGTGGGAACGCAGTGGATGGCGAGTCATCACTGAACGACCTTCGTTCACTGTTGGTGGCGGTGTTGCAGAAAACGCAACACTACCGGACACTACTAAACCTGTTTTCCAACACATCGCCGCAAAGCCAAAGACGATTGTTCACACATTCGACATGAGCGAAACTGCAATGTTCCTTGCTGACAAGGATGACGGACTGGGCGACATTCGTTCAATCCTCAAAGAAGAAATGGGTAAGCACCACGCCGAGCATATTAACAAGATGCTTCTTGTTGACAAGGCTACTGCCGCTGGAAACGATTTTGAGTCTCTTGACCGTGTTACTACCGGTGCATCTGCTTCTTCAAACGAAGACATTTACAGTATTGACCGAAGTGCAAACTCTTGGTCTTTGGCTGAACATGATGAAAACTCCGGCACTGACCGAACTTTGTCCCTCGACCACTTGGACACTATCTTCCAAAAGTGCTGGACTCGTGGTGGTAATCCAAAGGTTATCCTCACTGGATATGACACTTTGATGCGACTTCAACAACTTCTCCAATCGCAACAGCGATTCATGGAGGAAAAGCGTATCACTCCTACCTACAACGGAGTTAAGGGTGTTCCGGGTATTGAAGCAGGTTTCATCGTTGCAACTTACAACGGTGTTCCTATCATCCCATCTAAGGATGTTCAAGCAGACACATTGAGTCGTATGTATTTCCTCGACACGGATTATCTCTACTTCTCTACTGCTATCCCAACGCAATACTTTGAATCCGGTATCGAAACCGGCGACCCATTCGCAATCAACCGTCTTGGACAAGAAGGAATGTATCGAACTATGGGAGAACTATGGACCACTTTCTTCGGAGGACACGCTTCAATTCGTGACCTAAAGTGATGGTGATTGAGAAAAAAAATAATGGAGATGAAAAATTATGGCAACGCAAACAGAAGTACACAAAGGCATGACAATCAGTTACGAAACTGGTGACTTTACTGATGGCACAGTTGATGTCCTCTTGGACCTTGACCTACGAACAGGAACACCAATTGAAGAAACAGGTTGGTTGGATGGTAACTCCGGTGGTTCTTACCCCGGAACTCTTGGAGGTTTCAAAGCAAGTAACACTGACGGTAATGCTGTCGGTAGTATGCGACTGATAACAGTGGCATTTACACTTGCTGATGCGGCTGAACAAACAATGGTTTTCACCGCAGGTGTTTCAAAAGTTATTGGAATCCTCGGAACTACCTGTGCAGTGGCAGACAAAACACTTTCTGCAACTTTCACTAATGTAGGAACAGCGGCTTTTGCTAAGACTGGTGGCGCACTTCCGGGCCTTACTCTTCACGGCGAAGCGGCTGGCGCAGGAACAGTTACAGCAATAGTGCTTAATTGAGGTGGGCTAAATGCCTACTGTTACCTTTTTGGGACCGTTTTTTGAACGCCCAATGCGACATACAATGGGTATGTGGACTCGTGGTGAAAAAGTCGAAGTAAGTCAACTATGGCTTAATGAATGGCGACATACACTACCCGAATCACGCTTTTTAATTGAAGGTGACGAAGGTGTTAGCACAGACACAGATAATGACGGCTTGCCCGATATAGGGTGGAGTCGCAAAAATATTCTCGCTTGGTTAAAAGAAAAAGACATTTCTACGGGTGCTGGTTATCTTACAAAGACAGCCGGACTTAAACTTGTAGAAGAATACTTGAATCCTACAGTAGTTGAGGAACCTTTAAGTCAAGTTGAAGATACCACAGAAACATTAGGAGATGAAGAATAATGGCTATTACAATTGACCCCCGACCAACCGTATTTGGTGACCGAATGATTGTCACAGGTTCCTATGGTGCCACCGACATTAACATTGACTTGAGTTCTATACTTGCAAGTATTGACTTTGCTGGTGCAAACAGCAGTGGTGCTATCGCTACTCGTGATACAACCGATACAGGTGCAACACCAGCAACATCAACAGTTGTGTTTGCACCCGATGTTCGTATCGACGGTACTACAATCCGTATCAGTGCTGGTGAAGTGGCCGCCGGTGGCAATGCTACCTTAAAAGCCCCGGAACAAGCAGGAACATTCATTGCAATTGGTCGCCGTTCTTGAGGTGGCTTAAATGGCATCATTAACCAAAATTGGTGTAAAGTGCTTCGGCCCTTTTTCACCTAAAGAGGTAAACGATGCGGCTACATGGGCGGCAACTGTTCAAGGTCTTATCCAAGCAGTAGCCGATTCAAGCAGTACAAGTTCTGTGATTGATACCGAAGTATTCCCTGTGTTGGGTAATGTTTTTGTCATGGTGACATACCAACTCGCTTGAGGTGAGTAGGTATGGGATTCGATGTTCGTTCTCTTGACCTTAGCGACATGGTTCGCTCGGAGAAGCAAGGCGTTAAAGTTGATACTGACTACGGTTCTTCGGCTGTAATTGATGCTCAAAATCCACTCAAAGGTATTACATCTCAACAGCGTAACCGCAATCGTAATATCGGTGATGTGTTGAACATAGGTTCAGGTACACGCTGTACACACTGCGGCTTTCTTCATTTCTTATGGAGAGCCACATGTGCTACTTGCGATAAACCAATGGAATACAACTTAGGCGACCGTGACGAAAAGAACAGAATGTGATACTATGAAGATTTTAATTAAAGCCGTAATGCCTCACCGACAGAAGGTTCTTACTCAAGACGGCCAAGAAATGCGCCTTCAACAATGGGCGAACAAGCAAGCCGCTTCTTCTCTTCGTGATGCTGGCGGCGATGCTCAAGGTGAACAATTCTCACAGTCTCGTGATATGCTCATGAGAGATGCTGTAGAGAACCCGGATAAACATGGACTCAAGTTTATGGGCGAAAGGATGCCCTTTGAGGGGCAAAACCTCCAAGAATCGCTTAGTGAACCCGATGTCGAAGGTGAAGAATACCCTTCATCCGAGGAGATGTCCGATGAATTAAAACGCAGACAAAGTGAACTTTTTGACGAAAGTGGTAAACTTCGTCAAACGATACCTACCGAAGAGGAAGAAGAAAAAATGAGGCAAGAAACAGGGGAACCGTCTTTTGCTTCAAAAGAAGAGGCTATGGCCGCTACCTTTGACCCCGATAAAGAGGCTGAACACATGCGCCGTATCATGACCTCTCGCCAAGTTCCTATGCGTGATGCTTGGAGTATATTGAAGAATCTACAATTCCCTGCTGATGCTGGTAAAAGACCGGAGTTCCAACGAATGCCGGGTGAAAAACATGGCCCTAATGACAAGTTTTTCCGATATGGTGAAGACCCTTATGTACCAAAAGCACACGGTGAGAACCCAATGCGGGCAGAAAGACCACATCCTTACAGTCAATTAGGGGCTAATGTAATGGAGGATTACCAACTCATGCAAGAAGAACCCGAAGACAACCAACTTCTTACCCCCGATGAATTAGCATTCGCTCAACTCATTGCTGAAAATGACATGCGAATGCCACCTGCGGCAAGCATACCAGCACCTACATTGCGAGAAGGAATGAATCAATATAATCCATGAGGGAGGGTAATGTATGCCAATAGTATTCAGTCCCGGTGAGCCGGAAACTCGGCCTCTCAACCCCTCCGAGACTGTGTACACCACCGCCCAAAAAGTCGCTGACCTACTCGACATTGGCCCTACCGAGGCTGTTCTTGTCAGTTCGGACAGTGCGACTGATGGTGTGTTTGTCACTGGCGGCGACTATCGAAGTATAGGATTCAGTGTTGGTGATACCATACTGATATACTCCGATGCTGACCCTATGGGTTTTGAAAAAGTTATTACTGCTATCACCAGTTCAGCCAGCGGTGTAAAACTGGCTTTCAGTGGCAGTATTACGGCGGCTGATTATCAAGCCGCTGACAATACATATGTGCAAAATCAAGCATCGTTTACCGATGGGCGCACTCGTGGAATGACAAAGGCCAAAGTGGACCATGTTATCCTCAAGATGCAAGACCGTATAGACAATCTCACTCGCAACGCTTGGCGACCTTATTTGGTTTCAGCCGAGTATATCAACTTCGATACCTACAAGCCATACCGACGACGATATTATACCGATTATGTCGGCACTGCACCCCTGCTTTTTAGGAATATCCAGCAAATCCTTCGCCTTGAATTATGGCAAGGTGATGATTACCGTGAAATCGGTGCGGCAGAAGCCCGTATCAAGTTTGATGATGTTTCCGACCTTGCTTCGGCGGCTGTTTACATGTCACCCGGTAATGGTAGTGTGGCTACTCTTGCTCAAGGAACAGGTACAGGGCAGTGGCGAGATGACTTTGATGCTTCTACAGTGGCCCAAAACTTTGCTGACCTTGTAAACAAAGAAGATAGGGTAAGTAAAGCGGCTGTGGAGTTTTCACCCGCTTTTACACTTGAAGGTTCAACATCAAATGTTGCCTTACATAACGAGTTTTACGCCACTGCGAATGCTGACTACGGAACAGGTGTTGTCAAAGTTACAAGTATGCGTGGTGTAAAAAGCGGTGAAGTATGCAGTATGGTAACTACATCATCAAACATTGAGATAGACCAAACACAGACCAACAGCACTACTTTTACAAGTCTTGACTCTACTACAGTCAATGTAGCATCTACCACAGGATTCGTAAACGCTGGTGTGGCTATTGATGCCAGCGGTGATGTATTCCGATACACTGGTAAAACCGCTACATCCTTTACTGGATGCGTAGCGGTCACAGGTAGTTTGGGTGCAATTACAGGGACTATCACTCAACAATCTCTTTTGGTTGACCTACAAGGCGGCTCAAGCAGTGGAGACAGCGCACGACTCCGTGATTGGTGGATGGACCATGAAGTAGGTATTATTTACTTCAACAACTCATATCCGTTTTTTGAATGGAATGCAATTAAAGTGTCTTACATTTACGGTGAAAGATATTTAGAAAAGGCTATTGAAGATATTTGCACCAAGATGGTAGCAATTGAATTACTCATGTCCGATGACCGTTCAGTGCTTATTCCCGAAGGAACTCAAAACATTGACCTTGCCAGCAAGGTGCAACTTTACCAAGCCGAGATTGACCGAACTCTACCAAAGTATGTTGAAATGGTGGTCTTTGAATGAGCGTGAGAGAGTTCACCAAAGCCGGAGACAACTTTCACACTCAACTTACTGAAATGTATGTCAAAGACAAGCAGTTGCAAAAGCGAATGCGAGAAGAGTTTACTCAAGAACCCGAAGACTTTCGTGAACGAATGATGGATATAGAGGCTACTGCTCACGGATTACGCAAAACCGAGCGTGGTTATTTTAACACTTCAAATAAAAAACAAGCCACCGATGAAGAGATGGAGAAACTCTTGAATGCCACCGATGATGCCATGCTACGGCAAAATCCTAAGATGGCGGAAAAAAACCTTCAATTTAAGGATGGTTTTATAATTCCTTTAAACTTCAAAGAACTTAGCGACAAAATAGAGGGTGGTATCTAATGGTAGCGACATGGACTGAATCACTCGATGTTGTCATAGGTTTATTTCAAACTGAATGGAATAGGGCGAACACCAGCAATATACGCCCGATTGTTCTTGACATTGCAGACACTTCGCCGGAAAGAGGAAAGCGGCTTGACCTTCAACGGCATGATTATGTCCTGTGCTACGAGACAGCACATAACGAAGAAGCACCCGAATTATTCTACGATTTCGTCACTTCTCGTATCAATATCACCGTTGACATGCGAACAATTAAGGGTAGGAAGCATCTGCAAGCACTTGAGAACGAAGTGCGTAGGGTAGTTCATAGTAAGCGAAAGGGGGATGGAGTAAGTTTTGACCGTTTAGTTTTCAAGACCCGCACCGACCTTTCCGACCGTAGCAAGCAATTATTCCGCATGACATTCCAAATAGAAGTAGTAATTCTCGCAGAAGCAATACCATGAGTTGATTAACATGCCAAGCACAGTGTATAAGGGAGATTTAGCAGAAGTATCATTTGCACCGGAAACGGGAATGGTAATTCGTGATAACACTGATGCGAACATCCACATTGCTACAGCGGGTGGTATTACCACGATTACCTTTTCAAGTCAAAACAATTCTACTCTTTTTGACAGTAGTGCTAAGTTGAGATACCCGAAAAATATGCTTGTAGGTTCGCAAGTTGTATGGGAAAAAGCAACCGCCGCCATTGCTGACGGTGATTTACCCGATACCGGAAACGGTGGTCGTGTTTTTACTATCGTAGAAAACGACGGTACAACTATTAAAATTGCACCGGGTATGGTAAGTGGCGATGGTAATTTAGGAAATAATGACACATTGCATATTTTACCCTACAAAACTCCGCCAATGGATGTAGAGATGACACACACGACAGCAGGTGAATCAGTCAAGACAGACCAGTTCTTGGGTATTGCTACGGCTCTTACTCTACCGGAAACTAAAGTG